GTAGAGCCAGTCCAGGTTCACCGCGGTCTTGATCTCCACCGGGTCGCTGGTGCCCAGGGCGTCCAGTTCGCCCTGCAGGTCTGAGATGTCCTGGTCGTTTGCCTCAATCTCTTGTTTGAGATAGGCGTCATTGTTGATCAGGGTCTGGTAGTTGGGATTCCAGGTGTCCGGATGGGCCAGGTCCGTGGTTTCCAACTGCCGGACAAACTCCTGATACGTTGGGGTTCCGGTTAAGTCCGCCATAAAAGCCTCCTGTTAATATTGAAATTCAAGGGTAAATTCCAGAGAGCTTTCAACTTCAAGCTCTTTTGGGCGAAACACGCGCCGGCCCATCAAATCCCCGTCTGCGTCAAAAATCCCCACTTCGGTGATCTGGTTGTCTCCGCTGTCTGCTCCCTGCAGCACGCCGGTGCAGGTCAGCAGGGTGCCGTCAGCAGAGGCGCTGCCCAGGGCCTGGCGGTGTATCTCGTTTTCCAGCGCCGTGTCATCCGGTGATGAAGGGGTTTGCCCGGTGCCAAAAGCAATGGTTTCCGCCGCCGGCAAACTCCCTCCGGATGCGGCCGCGGCGGCCACCTTGGTACGGTACGCCTTTGTTGCCATAATGGTATCAGCCATTAGATTGCCTCCCTGTAATGATAATTTCCGTGCCAAAAATCCACGTGCCCGGCATGCCAGACCGCTTCCGGGCCGGGCAGCGCGCCCAGGTGCGCCGTGCCGTCAATCATGTTATACGTCTGCCGGACCAGGGGCCGTACGGATAAATCCAATTTGCCGGTCAGCCGAGCGTCGCCGTCAATGGTTTGCACGGCCAGATCCCGGGATCCGTCGATTTGTTCAATAATCTCCCGGTAATCCGGATCCAGGATATTGCCGAAATCCCTTTTTCCGCCGGCGGCCTGGGTGTATGCGGGCATGTGCAGATCCGCCTGATACGTGCCCCAGTGCCCGTCGTCCAGGGCTAACCCATCCGGGCGCAGGCCGTCAATATCGGCCCATCCGTCTATTTGCGCGCGGCCGTTTATATAATCGTCCGCGTAAACGCCGCCGATTTCCCGGCATCCCCAGCCGATGGTTTCAAACCCGTGGACCTGCGCGCCGGCGCACTTGTCAAACACGGCCCGGACTTGGGCCGCCCAATTTTCCAGGGTGATGCGGCTGTATAGTTGGTATAGGGTGTAAAACTCCAGGCCTACCAGGTGAGACCGGGCAGGCTTGGACACCTCCACCATCTGCCGGATCCGGCCCTGCTCTCCCGGGGTCAATTCGATATCCGCCGCAGTGGCCCGGATGCCGAAATGAGCCCAGTGGCTGGTCATGAACTTGAACTCCCCGGACGGGGCGGCCAGATCGTTTTCCCCGTCTATGTCAAAGCCGGCATCCAGCAGCGCGCCCCCGGCGTCCATCCAGGACTGGACCAGGTGTTTGTGCTCCAGGATTTCAGCGTCGCCAAACCCCGCCCAGATAAGTGCGTGCCGGACAGCCCAGACTGTGCCCTTGTACTTGTGCCAGGCAATGGACTGCCGGACCAGGTCCCGTTTGTTCTGCAAAGACAACCCGGCATGCCATACATCCACGCGCAGCTGCCAGGCCAGATGATCCAGCACGTCATGGTCCAGCTCGTCTATGCGATCAAACAGGGCCGGGATTTCGCACAGTTTTGACACCGTCTGCAGCTCGTCATCTATTGCCCGGATCGCGGCTGAAACTTTTTTGTCATCCTTGATGCTGTCGGGCACCAGGTCGGCCAGGCTTATGTTTTTGATGTCATCAGGCATCCTCGGTCCCTTGATAGCTTACGGTTATTGTGCCTTCCTGGGCCACCTCGGTGTTGTCGAGCACCGTAAATGACGGGCTGGTAATGGTTATCCGCTTGGCGCCGGCCGCCCGGATCTGCCGGGTCAGCTCATCTGGGTTGATGTCCCGGCCGATTTTCGCTTTTTGCCAGTCCACGTAATCCGCCACAGCCTTGTCCACCGCGTCCTGGATGGCCGTAATTTGTGTGGCATTTGCCTCGCTGATCCAATAATCCACGGTCACATCATAGCTGGCAGCGGCCGGCGCCAAAACATCCACGTCGTCTGTCAGCGGCCGGACACTGTCATCTTTGAGCACGTCGGCCACGGAGTTGAGCACGTCGCTGTCCGGAATTTCCCCGCCGGCCATCAGCGGCCGGACCTCCACCACGCCCGGGGTGGGGCTTAGAACAGATACATCAACAATGGACTGATTTGCGGTGCGCGCCCAGTACCGGTATGCGGCAGCCGGGCCGGCCACGGAAAAAGACGAGGGTGCCAGCCGGATCCGCTCGCGCAGGTTGTCATCGGTCTCCGTGTCCGCCCCGCCGGTTGACTCGGTAATGTTTTCCGCAGAATCAATGTATTCCAGCGGCTCCACCATGACGTTGATTTGTCCGGCAACCCGGCCGTTTCCGGTTTCTCCGGCGGTTTCACATTCGGCCGATACCGTGCCGGAAAGATCCCCGGCCGGGATGTCCAGGGGTTCAGTGGTTGCCCAGATCAGCTCTCCGTCTGTGACCTCAGTGCCTTTTGGCACGGTATAGACACTATCCCTTGCCGTAGAAAGGGTAAACTCGATGGTGGCAAGGGATGGCTGCGGATCCAGCCGGAACACCCCCACCAGATCACCCAGAACGTCCAGGTATTCTCCCCGGGCATAGGAAAGCAGGTTCATTTTTGCGGCAAAGTCAATAATGCTGCGCTGCTGGGAGATAATGGCGGCCACGGCTTCCAGGAAAAGCCGCACCGGGTCCCCGGATCGCAGCCGGCGGCCGGAGATGGCCTCATAAGATGTGATGATATTTGCCTCAATCTCCGAGGTGTCTTTTTTTGCAAATGTTACGTCCGGCAGTTCAGGCATTGATTTTAATCCTTACTTGCGGTTTTAAGACCCCGTCCATGCCTTCGGCCGAAAATGTCACCCGGGTGACCGCGGCACGGGGCTCATATTTTCGGATTGCAGAGATGATCTCTGTTGTCAGCTTTGCCTTGACCCGGGGCAGGGGCTGGTCCACCAGGTCGGCAGACAGGCCGAACTCCCGGTCCAGGGGCACGTCATAACGCCGGGTGGACAAAATGGTTTTTACGTTCTGGATGATCTCTGCGGCCTCACTTGCCGGGGCGAAATCCACACCTTCAAGGGTTGCCGTGATGTCAACTTCCCGGCTCATCTGCGACATACTCCTTTATCTTGAGCTTGATTTCAGCCACCAGCAGGTTTCCCTGGTTGTCCACATAAGACCAGGTCTCGTTCATGTCCTCGATCACAAAATCCCCGATATAATCACCGGCCATGACCAGGGGCAGCACGGCGCCGTCTTCTATTGCCGTGCGGATCTCCGAGATTTCCTCTGCCGGGTTTATCCCCAGGGCCATATCCAGGCGCATGGAAAAATCAATCACCGTCAGATCCGGGCCGGAAAACTCCAGCTCTGGCTTTCTGCCGTGCAGGTTGTGGGCTTCCCAGCGGCCGGAAGTCTTTCGGCTCAGATTAAAAAAGGTCCGCGCCTTTTCAGAGCTGGTCTCAAAAACGATTTCCCCGAGATATCCGATCATATTGATCCTCTGCTGCGGATTAATCCGCGCAGATTCCGGACGGTCAACCATTAGCGGTCTTCCTTTCGAGGCTCGATCCGAGCCCGGCTTTGAGAATTACTTGTGCCGAATTAACATCACGGTCCAAAACAGCCCCACACGCTGCGCACTCCCAAATCCTTACTGACAGCCCGTTCCATCCCCTGGGGCCGGTACGCTCCAAGCAAACAGAACAAGTCTGTGTGGTAAATCTTGAATCGACTTCGACATACTCCCGACCGCACAAAGCAGACTTGTACGAAAGCATTTGCCGAAGCTGATAATGACTCGAACTTGTTACTGATTTTCCGAATTTCTTGGCGATATTCTTATGCTGATCTGCGCTGAAAGCTATCAGCTTGTTTTCTGATACGAGCCGCCTTGAAAGTTTATGGTTACGGTCCTTCCTCCGGTTGGCAATTCTCTCTTGAAGCCTTGCCGTCAATTTTTTGCGCTTGCCCCGTTGTGCCTGGGCCAATCGTTTAGCCGATTGTTCAAACTCCCGTGGGTGCTCTATCTTCTCACCGGTTGAAAGCGTGAGCAGGGATTTAAACCCTGGGTCAATACCTACCTGTTCGTTCCCGGTAATTGGTATTTCGTTTGGCGCCGCATCGATGAAGAGGCATAAATACCACCCGCTTGCACGTTTAATAATCCGCCCGCATTTGATCTTTCCACAAGGAAGCGCCTGTTTGTGATATCGAGTTTTCCCTATTCCTGGGATTGATATTTTATTATTTTTGGGTTCCCTCAACGGATCAGGGAAAGGAATTGAATTGAGCTTGTTTCTCCGCCCTTTGAGCCTTGGCTTTTTGGCCATCTTTTTGAAACATCGTTGCCATGCCACATACGCTTGGGACAACATTCCTTGAATCGTGTGGCTTGGGACACCTATCTTTTCACCGTGATTCGAAAGAATGTTCTGGAACCCTTTT